GGCGATCCTTATTTTATAGTTGATAGTGGAATGGGCAACTGGACCGATCAGCCAGGAGATTTAAACTCTACAGCCAGCGGTCAAGTTGATTATCAACGTAGTGAAGTTGATGTTTTATTAAACTTTAGAACTCCGATTGATTATAATCCGGATACTGGAGGAATGATTTACCCAGAAGACACTGTTCCTGTGTCGCAGTTCAATGGATTATACAGAGTAACTGCTATTGAAAACAAAATTCAACGAAACCGTTTTACACAAGAACTTACCCTGCTAAGACGCCGAGGCCAGCCCGAAGATACAAGAACAACAGGAACATCAGATCAGGCAAATAAAGTAAAAGATGCGCAAAAAGCAGATCAAGTAAACACAGGATTTAATAGTTAAGGATAACGAATGCAAAACAGCGGACCAATTAAAGCACAACAAACAAGATCAGTTGACAGCGGACAACCAACTAGTAATGCTGGCCCGTATTTGGCTAGAGTTATTAAGCATGCCGATCCGTTGTACCTTGGAGCACTTGAAGTTGAACTTTTAAAAATAAGCGAAGCAGGAACAGCCGGTGAAACATTAGGACAAACTTCTATTGTTTACTATGCAAGTCCTTTTTATGGTGTTACTGGAGCACAGCATCTAGGAAAAAATGACACTTATTCAAATACACAAAAAAGCTATGGTTTTTGGGCAGTGCCACCTGATCCAGGAACACTAGTATTGTGTACATTTGTTGAAGGAAGTAGAGAGTTTGGTTATTGGTTCGGCTGTGTACCGGAAAGAGGTATGACATTTATGTTGCCCGGTGGCCAGCCTAGTACAGAACAAACTAGCGGCCCGGTTCCAAAAGAACTAAAAGGTAAAAAACTTCCAGTTGGCGAATACAACAAAAAAATAACAAAAATACAAACAAATAATCCTGTAAAATATAAAAGACCTGTTAATGAAGATTTTATTACTCAGTTGCAAGAACAAGGATTAGTTGAAGACGATATTAGAGGTATAACAACTTCAAGTGCGCAACGTGAGTTTCCTAGTGCAGTACTTGGAATTAGTAGCCCAGGCCCAGTTGATAAACGTGGCGGTTCGCCGCAAGGTAGAATAGGTTTAAAAGAAAGTCAAGCAACTGTACATGTAAACCGTTTAGGCAGTAGTAGTTTTGTTATTGATGACGGCGACGACAAACTTATACGAGAAGGATCCCCTGAAGATACTCCTTACAAATACATAAACAAAGAAGCAAGCGAAGCTGGCGGCGATGTTACACGCCCTGCAAACGAAATGATACGTTTTAGAACACGTACTGGTGCACAAATAATGATTAATACCAGTGAAGATCTAATTTATATTAATAATAGCAGAGGAACAGCTTGGATTGAAATGACCAGCAATGGTAAACTTGATGTTTATGCAAAGGATAGTATTAGTTTTCATACAGAAACAGATTTTAACTTTGTAGCAGATAGAGATATTAACTTTGAAGCTGGCAGAAATATTAACATATTAGCAAACAACAGTATGTTTACAAGTGTTGCTGTAAATCACGAGTTAGTTGCTGGAGTAGATGGAAAAGTAACTGTTCTTAATAATCTTGAAACACATGTAGGTGCTAATAGCAACATTACTGCTGTTGGCGAAATAAATGCAAAAGCCGGCGCTGCTTTTAAAAACACTGCTGGCGGAGATTTTTCAGTAGGAGCAGCAAATACAACAATCTCCGGAGGTGATATCAATCTAAATGGCCCAGACGCAGCAGAAGCAGCAGAAGCAACAATGGCAATAAAAGCAAAGTTTCCACAACGAGTTCCGCAGCACGAACCTTGGCAAGGCCACGAAAACTGGAACCCGCTTGAAACAGCACCTGATAAAACAGAAGCAGTAGATACTGAAAGCCAAGATATACATATGGACGAAAGACCAGTACACACTGACAGAACTCCTATTAACGATCTGTTAAAACCAGAATAAATACTACTAGGAGGGCAGTATGGTAGCATTTGCAATAAACAATTCGCAGTTGGTTCAGCCTATTGTTAGAGAATCGATATCTCGAGGAGTACAAGGAATAAACCAAGCATTAGCTAATGCACCGTTACCTACAGTAGCATTAGTTGGCGGCATAGCAGGCGGAATACAATCTGGTAATATTGAAGGTGCGCTTCAAGGCGCAGCTGGCGCAGTATTTGGATCAATTTCTGGACAACTAGCAGGCGCAGCTGGCGCACTACAAGGCATCTCAAACCCAGCTGCCTTTGTTGAAAACTTAGGATTTGTTAGTCCTGCTACTCTTGCAGCAGGCAATATTCCTGCTATTGCTGGTATAAGAGTACCATTTGGAAACTTTGGCGCTCCTGCTAGTAGTTCTTCTGTTACTAATACTTACGCAGGCGGAACAAACGCAACTAATCCAGCAGAAGTTAGAACAGAAATACAAGATGCAACTACTAACACAGTTGATTATATAAAAGATAGTTTCCTACAAGGATTACAAGGCGGATTAAGCAGTATAGCAGGATCAGCACTTGGTGGTATACTTGGAAAACTTCCTGGTGTAATGTCAAACTTGTTATCAAGTACAGGATTATCAGGTGCATTAGGAAGTGCTTTAGGCGCTATTGACGGCGCTATTGGAAATGCACTTGGAGCAGTATCAGGTGCATTAGGAGACATGGCAGGAAAACTAGCAGGAGGATTAGGAGCAGCTATTTCTGGCATCCCAGGAGTAGGTCCAGTGTTTGATCAGTTTAGTCGAGGAGTAGGAGATTTTACAAAAAATCTTACAGGAGCGTTAAACGGCTTACCGCCTGATCTGCAAAAAGTATTAGGAGGCGCTGCTGCACGAGTAGGAGCTAATCTAGCTGGAAAAATATTTAACAAACCAAGAATTACTAATAAAGCAGGCAAACAAATTGCTAAAGATATTATATTCAACGAAAATCCAGTAGGTCAACTTAATAACATGGCAAATTTAGCCAAGCAAATAGATAGGAAAACATTTAAAACAACAAACGATCCTACATTTGCAAAAATGGCAACTGCTTGTAAAAAGTGTGCTAAAACGTTTGGAACTAAACTTGTTAAAAAGAACAACGGCTATGGAATAAGTATTGAAGAAAAAGCAAAAGAAGACACAATACTAGGTATTGTAGTAGACGGACAAGTATTTAAAATAGGATCATACGATTTTGATAGAATAGTAGAGTTGAATCCTAGTAATAGATCCGCTGAATTATTAAAATTACCCGCTGAAAGTCAAGCCGCCTTTAACTATATGACAACAGGATAAATACGTTATGGCCACAAATGAAAAACCCTTATACAAAAATGTAACAGTATCAAATGATATTACTAGTCCTCCTGTAGTTTCCAAACAATACAGAGGAGTTAGCACAGTAGCTAATCCTAAAGGATTTAACTTATATGATATTAGTATAATCAAGCAGGATATTATAAATCATTTCCATATTCGTCAAGGCGAAAAACTTGAAAATCCAGAGTTTGGAACTATTATATGGGATATATTATTTGAGCCGTTTACTGATGATCTAAAACAACTTATTATTGAAGACGTAACTGAAATAGTCAACTATGATCCAAGGGTTAGTGTTGATAGTGTTATTGTTGACAGTTACGAAAGCGGCATACAAATTGATTGTTCTCTGACTTATATTCCTTACAGCATCAGTGAAAGTATGCGTATAAAGTTTGACCAAGACAACGGATTAATTTAAAGTACGCAGTTTTTTACTTCAGGTAAATATACTATAAAGTGAGGAACAGCGAATGTCAACGACAGACAGGCAAAATAGACTTCTATTAGCAGAAGACTGGAAGACAATATATCAAAGTTTTAGATATGCAGATTTCCAAAGTTACGACTTTGATAATCTTCGTAGAACTATGATTACATATATCCGTGAGAACTATCCAGAAGATTTTAATGATTACATTGAATCAAGTGAGTATCTTGCACTTATTGATCTTATTGCATTTTTAGGACAAAACCTCGCTTTCCGTACAGACTTAAATGCTAGAGAAAACTTTATTGAAACAGCTGACCGTCGAGAAAGTATTCTCCGTTTAGCAAGACTTATTAGTTATAATGCAAATAGAAATATTCCAGCCAACGGATTATTAA